ATCGCCTAGCGCAAACGTGCCAAATCGGCCCGACGACGGGGGACCCCTTGCGGGGAACACCATCGAAAGACCAACTTGGTCGATTTGCGTTTAGTGTACGAACTGACAGAAAAGACAGGTTCTTCGTCTGAAAGACGGAGACTACTGTCTCTGGTGTTAAAAGGTGGAATTGACGGAGGAGGCCTTTGCGACTCGGTAAAATACCGTAGAAGCATCAGCCAACCGTCTATCACTTTAGTAACCTTAGGGGACGTCTCAACACGCACTTTGAACTGGACCTTCTGAAGGTCTTTGTTCCAGCGGCGCTTGAAATGCTTCTCACCAGCAAGTGCTACGCGAAGGGTTGGACATGAAAGATTCATGTCCTCTCCTGGGATTGGACCGTAAACACGGGACAACCACCCTACGATTAAATCGTAGGTGTTGTAGCACCGCCTATCATAGAATGAATTAGCGTAGCTAATCCAACTAGTATAGACGTCAGGGCGAGGTGACTCATTCCAAACAGTTCTTAATCGAACCGGAGTAACATCGATGCCTTTAAAGGCATCCATGCCACAGGACTCTCGGAAGAATCCTTGGACACAGCTCTTATTTCTATTGATCTTAAGACCATAGTGTTCGAGCCAGGTTATTGCGCTCACCGAAAAATCGGTTGGTACAATAACGTCATCACCATACACTAGTACACTCTCTCGAGTGGACGCGTTGGGTGAAACCGCGGTGAGGATGGCCCAGATAGTTAAAGCCATAATGGGAAAGCATAAAGCTGATCCCATCGGGGCAAACTTACCGAGCTGTAATTCCTCGCCAGACGGCAACACAGTCGATGAACTTCTACACGACTCGAGGTACTCGCAAAGAGTACTCGGGAAGAGTAGGCGAACTAGACCAAGTGAAACACGATCGCTTGCCTCTTTCAAGTCAAGCGTCGCATACCGTTTCGTGGAAGACCCTAATAAGGCCCCCCTACGATTCGGACCCTGATCTGTGAAGAAAACATTAAACCTCGTTAGAGGGTGTTTCTCCACTAGGTCTACTATAGCCCGATGCAGTCCCTGCTGAATCCATTGAAAATCAACGGGTTCGCAGGAGATCAGTCGCGGGCCACGAGAGTCCTTCGGCACAAGCAAAACTCGCGCCGGAAGACTTGTATCAGTAACAGAATTGAATTCTGCTTGACGATCACAAACATGACCGAGGGATGCGTAAAAATACGCATCGGCGGGGTAACGTTGTGTGATACGACCACTGATATTAGTGAATCGAAACTTTTCCCAAAGGCGTTGCTTTGTAGCAACTGCTCCAGGACCATGTCTCGGCACAATATCTGTAGGGTCGAACTTCGCGAACAACCTTGATAAGAGGATTCGCGCCTCACGTATAACGGCACAAGAAGATATTTCAGTAGGCAATGGATTAGCTCTTCTAAAGCTTTCCCATTGTCCCTTTGAAATACGACGAGTGCCACTATAACGATCAGCAGCAGATTGCATTTCTGCAATCTTAACTGCTGTAGTAGCGATATCATCTTCAGCATTTTTAAACGCTTGGATGACATCGTGTTCTTGTTCTTCGGAATACGCGATCTCATATTTATAAAATAAATATGTAATCCTCCGTATTACTGCAACGCATGTTGCGTCGGGATTAGGTAGGATATCTCCCTCTGGGGAAAATATCATTGTGAAGAACTCACCGAGAAATCTCGGGAGTTTGGTGCCTCTAATGGCCGCGAAGCCAATAGAAGCAGGGTTCATTTTGATACCTCCGCTAAGCACCTGATCAAGGTGCTTACCCAGAGTCGGTAAGGTTTTCGTTAGAAAACCAATTCCTTCCATACGTACCCGGCGTTCAACTACATTAGTAGTCAATCGCAGAGCACGAGTGTTGAATACCGTCCCATACGACGCGTGAGCGTCGAGCAGGACGGCGGCGATGAGTTTTACTAACTTATCTAGGCTCTTATTGTTATCCATAAGGAATAACTCCTAGAGCCCCGCCAATCCTACTCGACCTAACGACGATCCTGATGTTAATCAGAATGAGAGTTACCTCTCAGAACAACAGCGCAAAAGCAGTACTAAAGAGTACCGCTCAAAAGCGCCGCGGCCCCATATCCGGTGCCATCGTATAAGATAGTTGTACTAGCCCCTTGCGAGGCTAACAACGACATCAAATACGCCAACACATTAGTCGGTGTCGCATTAGAGGTCAGATTCCCAACAGGGGAATCCAAAACCAATTGTGCAGACACCTTCTCAATGCTGGTAGCGTCGATCATCCCAAGAAGGGAATAGTCGACGCGCATAAGACTTCTCCGGCGGCGTTTTAAGCCGTCGCCAATTTCTTGGTGAGAGAAGAGGATGCGCTGAGGATAAGCCGGTGCTTCGCTTACAAAAGCGAAACGAAGGCTGTTTGGGTTCGTTGGACTTGGTCCAATTCTTGCGAACTCGACTTCAGTTCCTGAACTGTTCTTTACTTCGTTAGTGACGAGGTTAGTTGGCAGAGCCATATTAACTTTCGAATCCTACACAGTAGGAGTTTCACTAGTATTTTTATTACCAGTGATGTGGCAGTTATCTGCCACGGTTAAGGGTAGGGCGTTTCCGACGCGTAATTGCGAGGGCGACACCCAAGCTGAATTCGTTAGAATTCAACCCGCTCGTTTCAAACGAGCTGCGACCCGGCAAACCAACTTGGCGGCGATAGGCCACCTCGTTGAGATCCGGGAGATACGTGCGTTGCACGGAAGGGCAGTTACCGACTTGATAGCTCCGAAAGGAACTTCGTATCGTACGCTGCATCTTCCAGCTCCACAAGTACTGAGACATGTTAATCACAGGTCCCAAGTTAAGCACCTTACGGTCGCCTAGCCATTTGCTTACGCTTATGAGCCAGTCGACTATAAAGGACCATGGAATGGCGTTCCAGATAATCGCAGGGTCAAGACTGACCCCAAGAGCATCTAAGAACCCCAATAAACGAGCGTGCTCGTTCTGGAATCGAGTTAAGTGATAACTATACTCGAGCTCAGCGTGGAAGACAGCGGGTCTCTCCACAAGCACATCGCGAGTAAACTCCATACCTAACATATGGCCGGCGTAACCGCCGGTTTCCCCAGTCGTTGGTACGTACTGAGAAAACTGCCCTTCATTTAGGGCGTATGTTATGGTAAGATTTGTACCTGCAATATGCATAGGATACCAAGTATAGGTGAAATGCCTAACTTGCCGCTTTCCTTGACGGTCCACCAGGTCGTTTATACGCCCAATGGTCCGCGATATAACCCGAAAAATCGAAGTTATATCTGATAATAACGGCAGAATGTTAAAACCTATTTGGAGATAACTATCTGCAGCTAGTTGGAGACCCTCACGGAGGGTTAAGTCCGATCCACCGAAAGTTCGGCGGACAGAACGCTGGAAGTCCGACAATCTTTTCCCCTTACGGGGTTCAGCCAAGGGTTTAGACCCAGGCTTAAAAAGACTGAATAGACCACCACCGCCCGTGATCAGTCGAGGCAGAGAACGGAAGTCTTTCAACTCAATAAGTGAATTGATTAACGACAGCTCTGACTTGATACCAGGCATCATAGTCCGCAAGGACTTGACAACCAAAGCATCAACTCCCGGGGGAGGAAGTATAAAACTTCCATCCGGCTGGTCCTGATGCATCAGCGGCAAACCTTTTGAGTGTTCGCCGAAGGGTCCAAACGCATTAGAGAGAATAGAACTGTCCACCCCTAACAAAGGATGGGCACCCGAGTCGCCCCGTGTTGAGTAGCTGCCAATGGCAGTATCACTCAATATGGACCACGAGAAGGGCACGGAGTATGTACCGCGAGGATAAGCTAGCCACGCACTATAGTGCTGGCAACTTTTCCACTTGGTCTGATCTCCATCGTCATCACTCAGCAATCTTTCGAACTCAGACGTAATATCTGGGATCTTAAAATCAAGAGGGATGTCGATCGCAAAAGGCGGATTCCACGAAGGCGGAGTACCGTTATAGGTAACCGTAAACGCGGACCGCTTCTGCGGTGAACTTG